GTTGTGTTCTCATACGTTCTTTTTAATGGATCAATTGTTATCAATCTATTAGCAAATGCACCAGAAACTGTTCCATACAGTGTATCGAATGTATCAAGGAAAGTATATGATTTAATTGTTTTCAAATTTCTACCAAGGGAACCTCCACCCTTAGTTGTTTCTAAATCACCGGCGTTGAATTGACTGTAGATATAACTTTGATATATTCTACTTGCAAACAATGATTGAAGTGAACGGAAGTTGAAACCTTCTGAATTTTCAAAGAATACAAAATCGGCACCCTTAATAGAGTTTGCCTTTGCTGGTATTGCATAGCTAGATAACCAATTAATAGCATCGAATGGTTTTTTATATGGTATCACAAAATCATAAGGACCTTCTGTTTCCTCAGTTATCAAATATTTTTCATTAATTTGCATATGATTTTTCAAAATATCCGTAACAATTTCTTCAATTGTTTTTCCTTGATATGCTTTGCTAACTTTTGTTTGCTCAGAAAGAAAAAGTTCTTCTGAACAAAAATGTAAAGAATAGTTTTCAGTTTCAGAATTATTTAAAATTCTTTCACCAACACGATAAATTCTAAAATACTTACTTATTCCGGGTGCATCAACTGTTTGTGATTTTCTAAATTTTAATTCCAAGTAATCATTACCGCTTAATCCAAGCCTGTCAATCATACTGATAGAATCGCTTATTAATACGTGACCAGAAACTGTTCCACGAAAAATATCTTCATAGTAAGAAAGTTCAACAAAAACACTCTTAATGTTTACAATATTTTTTGGTGTAATTATATTGATACTTTCCAAATAAAAATCATTAGCCGTCAATAGTCCAGCCACAACTGGAATTTTTTTACCCACAACTTCAACGACCGGTAGTGCTTCTGCCATTATGTTTCCATTACTGTTTTAAGTTGTTCTTCCATCTGATTCACATAATTATTATTCATGATTTTAATTTCACGTTTTGCTTCATTCAAATCGTATTCATGGTCATACAGAGTGACACTTCTTTTTGTGGCTCTAACAGAACATGTTAGACCACTCGGTAAAGTATACGTGTTATTAGTTTCAACAAATGAGTTGTATGCATCTTCATCAAGCGGAATTATTTTTTCAGTTGACACTTCTGAATAACTATCAGTTGTGATAATCACTTGTTGATATGCATAGACAGTTGAATTTGTGTACTCGTATGGTGTTTTTCCTGCATCTTCAGCCTCAGTTGCATACTTGTTATTAATATAAGTTAAAAATTGTTCATAGTTCAATGGCCAATTCCAAATTGGATCCATAATTTGATTAGAGTACAATATAATCCAATATTTGTATGCATCATTATAATATTTCTCTGCGATAATTTCGGGTGTATCACCATCTTGTATGTTGTATTTGTAAAACAACATTGGATTGTCTTGTAATTCTTCTATAAGAGATGCACGTGACAAAATGTTTGTCATCAAAATGTAATTGCCATTTTGATCTGGTGTCAATACTTTTGGTAGTGTGTTGAAATAAAGCATCAATAACCTTCTGTAATTTTGTTTTTATCGATGATGACGGTTTCTGTGAACTGTAATGTCAATCTAATTTGAACTGGACTTCCATCATTATGTGTTGCCCATGATCCAGCACCAGCATAATCAACATTTACATTTGTCAATACACATTCTTCAATTCTATGTACGTTTAGATTTTCAGCACCTTTATATAAAAATTTTATATTAAAAACGTCCGGTATTTGCATAAACAAACCTTGACTGAAAACACCATTTGGATCTATTTTTGGTGCTGAAGCATATTTAAACCTTTTAATAATTTCTTTAATTGTTTGTGCTTCCTCTTCTGAATATGGTGTCAAAAGAAAATCAAATTGAAAATTTCTAAAGCCAATACCTTCAAATAATACCTGCACTTGTGGATTCAATGCAAAGCCACTTTTATTAAGCGCAATATCTGTTAAATTTGTACCAAGTTTGGTTGAACTCAACAACTCGGCAACTTTTTTTACCACGAAAGGATCATTACCTGCTTTATTGATTGTATTTACTAAAGGTTCTGAACCAGTTTGTTTGAATGTGTTGTACAATGATACCGCACCTTGCGCCAAGAAATATGGTTTACCTAATGCATCAGTTAAATTAAATTTGTCATTATAATCTGCACTATAACTCACATTAACCGTGTCTGGTATATAAAGTGCAATAGAATCACCATTTTTACGATTTAATTTAGGATTGGTTAACGAATTTACTCCGTCTGCAAACCTTGCGGCCGCTGGTTTTGCTTGATTGACCGCCGTGTTCAACGTTTTTACGGCTTGTTCACTTTGACCAGCGGCAAACTGTGTGGCGGCCGCTCCAGCGCCGGTACCTACAGTTTTACCAACATCTATGGCCGCACCACCAGTTTGTTGCAAAACGGTACCAACTTGAATTGGCTCCGGCTCTTTAATTGTAAACAGAATCACATGCTGACGGGTTGGGTTTGAACCAACGTCCCGTGGGAATCTGAAATTCGTCTTATCATATTTATTACCATACAGCAGGTTCAAAGGACCATTCACAGCACCTGGAATGGAAATACCTGCAACTGAGGTCGGGATAGATATTGGCATGTGTTTTTGTTATTAGAGAAGGTAATATAACTATTTATATGGCATATTCAGGCAGATTTTCACCTAGAAACCCACAAAAGTATCGTGGAGATTTCACAAATATTGTGTACCGTTCCACTTGGGAATGTAGAGTTATGACTTGGCTCGACAATAATGACGCCATCATCGAATGGGGTTCTGAAGAACTGGTAATACCATACAAGTCTCCGGTAGACAACCGTGTTCACCGTTATTTTCCAGATTTTTACGTGAAAGTTAAGCAAAAAGATGATACAATAAAGGTGATGATCTTGGAGGTAAAACCTGCTCGGCAGACAAGACCACCAGAGAAAAAGAAGAATGTAACCAAGCAATACATACAAGAGGTTGTTACTTGGGGTATCAATGAAGCAAAGTGGAAAGCCGCAACCGAGTTCTGTCTCGACCGTGGCTGGACTTTTAAAATATTAACTGAACATGATTTAGGATTGAAATGATTAGACTCCATGTATTGGCGGTGCCACATACGGCATCGACCAAAGAGTATACGGTTTGTGCGTTTACTCAAAAAGTGATTAACTTTTGTAAGATGTATAAAGAAATGGGAATGCATGTCATTCACTATGGTCACGAAGAATCTGATGTAATTTGTGATGAACATGTTACGGTAACAGATCGTGCTTTACTTGAACGTGTATATGGAATATACGATTGGAAGAACCAAGGGTTGAAATACAACCAGACTGATGAGGTCTTCCAAACATTCAATGCAAACTGTATCAAAGAGATTGAAAGTCGAAAGCAACCACATGATATCATTCTCTGCTTCTTTGGTCTTGCTCAGAAACCAGTTTGTGACGCACATTCGGACCTACTCTGTGTCGAACCATCAATCGGTTACCCATCATCATTTGCACCATACAAAGTATATGAATCGTATGCCGTAATGCATGGTCTTCAGGGACCAGAAAAAGTATCGACTGCTGAATATAAGTTCTATGATGCTGTTATTCCTTCTGGTTTCGACCTGAATGAATTTGAATTCAGAGAAGATAAAGAAGATTACTTTATGATGTGTGGTCGTATGGTTTGGTCTAAAGGTATCGACATTGCATCACAGGTTTGTCAGAAACTTGGTGTTAAGTTGGTTCTTGCCGGCACAAGTTATGGACCAGCCGATTGTAATCTAGGTGACGAATGGCCTCCACACGTTGAATATGTCGGTTATGCTGATGTAGAGAAACGTAAGAGACTTATGGCTGGTGCTAAAGGCCTATTCTGTCCAACAATCTACAATGAACCTTTCGGTTACGTAGCAATCGAGGCTATGTTATCTGGTACACCAGTCATCACAGTTGATTGGGGTGCATTTACTGAAACAGTACAACACGGAGTTACTGGCTTCCGTTGCCGCACGTTTGAACAATTCGTATGGGCGGCTAAAAATATTGATACGATTTCACCACGTGCATGTAGAGATTGGGCGGAAGCAAACTATAATTTCAATAAAATTGGTAACATGTACAAAGAGTACTTTGATTCAATCATCAATGTATCCAAAGGCACTGGTTGGTACACAGAGAATGATAGTCGCACAGAGTTAGATTGGCTCACAAAAATACATCCAAAGTTAGACTAAATAAGGGATGGCTTCAACACTAACCCAAATTGCTCAACAAAAGACTGCTCTGGAACAAGATTTCTTGTCCAGAAAATCTGTCGCATGGTTACAAGATAGAATTAAAAATTTGAAGTCTCCGATGTCTTTGGCTAAAGAGATTGCAAAAGAAAAATCTAGACAAGGTGGTGTGTTTCAGATGGGTGGTCTATACCACTTCTTCTATGATCCACTCACTAAAAGGGAATTACCTTATTATGATATCTTTCCTTTGGTGATTCCACTCAAAAAGAAAGATGATGGCTTTCTTGGGTTAAATCTGCATTATTTGCCACCAAAATATCGTGCCTTATTTCTCGATAAATTGATGGGACTTGCTGTAGTGAATGCAGACAATGAA